AGGTGGAGGGAGACAGGTATGACGATTAACCAGGCAATCCGCATCCTCGACCCGGATACCTCGGCCGAGGCGTTAGGCGAGATCGAATACTATGGCGGTCTGCACGGCCATGAGAAGATGATGGCTGCGTGTGAGGAAGCCTGCCGCATGGCGGTCGAAATCATGCGGCAGCATCTAAAGGACTAAAAAATATTTGACAAATCGTAAAATCGCGGATATTCTATAAAACTACACGCGGACGGGGAAACTCGTCCGCTGTGGTGTTCAAATTGGACACCGATGGAGGCAGAGATGAAGAGGAGAAAGACAACCAGGGCCGGGCGGCTGGTGTGGGATATCACCTACACGGTGCCGCGACCAAACGCCAGCAAGCAGGAGCGCAAGCGCATCCGCGAGGTGACGGAGGAGCAGGTGGCGCGAACCAACGCGAACACCGCGCAAAGAAAATTGGAAATGCTGATGGCGACCAACTTTGACGAGGGCGATTTAGTGCTGACCGTCACCTATCGAGATGCGGACTTGCCGGACAGCGCCGATGTGACACGCAAGCACCTCGGCAAAGTGTTCTCACAGATGCGGGCCTACCGCAAGGCGCGAGGTCTGCCGAATCTCAAGTACATCTACGTCCTCGAGGGCAGGCACGGCGATCATCGCCCGCACGCGCACATTATCATCAACGCCGCAGGCGGTGACTTGGAGCTGATGCGGTCACTCTGGATCTGGGGTGACGACATCCAGCTCAACTACATCCGCGAGCGCGGATACGACGGTTGGGCTGGCTATCTCACCAAAGAGCGCCGAGAAGCCAGCCTCAACGGTAAAAAGCAGTTTGTCGGCAGCCGCAACCTTGCCCGACCTGTCACCACTTACGAGTGGGTGGACGACGGGACGACCGTTGATGCACCGCCCGGAGCACAGGTGCTCGATGAGGGCGGCGGCAGAAATGAGATTGCATCCTGCCGATTTGTTAAATATTTAATGCCGAAAAATACCTATTATAATACACACGCAACGCGCACACGCACGCGCGTTGTTGCTGGCTTGGAATGCTCTATAACATATGACACGGTTGTGGAGAAACGAAAGCGAACGGGTAGACATAGGAGGACGAAAGGTGTATAATCAAGACAAAAGAATAAAACTTGTGTGCCCGCGATGCAAGCGGCCGACCAACGTGGTCGCAATCAAGGGACGCACAGTGTTGCGGAATTTTCCGCTGTTCTGCAAATTCTGCAGAACTGAGACTGTCATCACGTATGACGGGAAGAGCCAGAGCCTGAGAGCCAGAGCCGAATAAACTGCACCAGAGATGGGTGTGGTTTGTTCGGCTTTTATTTTTTGCCGGAAAGGCGGTGAGTGTCGTGCAAACGGTGCGCGAGATGATACCTGAGTACAAGCGCAACCTCGACCGGCTGCGTCAGCGGCGGCTTGATCTGCTGCGGGAGCGTGAGCTTGAACCGAGCTTTGAGAAGCGCTACAAGCTGACGGTGCGCATCTGTCGGCTCAAGAGCATCATCACGTCTACCGAGTCCGCCCTGCATGACATGCTCGAGTATGACAAGTAAGCCGCTGAGGCCGTGCCTGCATCCCGGATGCCGGGAGCTGGTGCGGTGCGGGTACTGTGACAAGCACAGACCCAAGGACAGCGCACGGCGCAGCACCGAGAGCCGTCGGTGGCGTGGTTGGTACAGCCTGCCGATCTGGACAGACAACCTGCGGCCCGCGCAGCTGCTGCGTGAGCGATGGTGCCGGGAGTGTGCACGGCATGGCGTTCGCACCAGAGCGACGGACGTGGATCACATCGAGCCGCATAACGGCGACTGGGAGAAGTTCACGGACCGCAGCAATCTGCAAAGCCTGTGTCACAGCTGCCACAGCGCAAAGACCATAGCCGAAAGCAGGGCTAAAGGCAAGGCCAGACGACGCTGAAAGGCGGAAGGCTTGGACGGGCGCAGGCAGGTGGGTGTGCGCGAACTTGGCGAGAAATCTCAAGATTTCTCGGAGTCCCCCCACCCTCGGAAAGTTTTGCGGCGGGGCGCTCCTGACCGCAGCCCCCCATTCGTGCGAGATTTTTTCCCAATGGAGCGGGAATTTTGGAGGTATTGAAAATGGCCAACAAGAAAAGCGTCGGTCCGGCAGGGCCGGGCGAGGTAAAAGCGGCGTGGTTTATGCCGGAACAGATGGTGCGCGTGCCGATCGGGGAGCTGGTGCCCTATGCGCGAAATGCGAGGACACACAGCGAGAGCCAGATCGCCCAGATCAGAGCGAGCCTGCGGGAGTTTGGCTTTGTCAATCCGGTAATCATCGACAGCGACCGGAATATCATCGCCGGACACGGGCGCGTGCTGGCGGCCAAGGCCGAGGGCATGACCGAGGTGCCGTGCGTGCTGGTCGAGCACCTGACGGACGCACAGCGCCGCGCGTATATTCTGGCGGACAACCGGCTTGCGGAGCAGTCCGGCTGGGACACCGAGATGCTGGCGCTGGAGCTGGGCGAGATTCAGGCCGCGGGCATGGACCTGACAATCACCGGATTCTCGGCAGCTGATTTGGAAATGGAAGACCCGAACGAAGAACCACCTGCCGCCGAAGATGACGGCGACAGCGGCGAACCGGATGCCGATACACCCAGCCGCGCCCAGGACGGCGATGTGTGGAAACTCGGAGACCACGTTCTTTTGTGTGGAAATTGTATCGAAAAACCGTATTTAGACAAAATTTTCGGGGGGGGGTAACACAAAAAGTTGATTTATTGCTTACTGACCCGCCGTATGGCGTTGATTACGTCGGCAAGACCGGCGATGCAATGACCATCGAGAATGATGGTGTTGACCGTGACGCGCTGCTGAAACTGCTGACCGGCTCGTTTGATGCTGTCAGCGAGTGGCTGCGAGAGGGCGCAGCGTATTACATCTGGTGTGCGAGCAAAACGTGGGATGTGTTCGCTCAGGCGGTTGAACAGCTTGGATGGCCGGTGCGCGAGCAGCTGATCTGGAACAAGGACTGCTTTGTGATGGGCCGCCAGGACTACCAGTGGAAACACGAGCCGTGTCTGTACGGCTGGAAGCCGGGAGCCGCGCACAAGTGGTGCAGCGACCGCAGCCAAACGACCGTGATCGACTGTCCTCGACCCAAGGCGAACCGCGACCACCCGACCATGAAACCGATTCCGCTGTTTGACTACCTGATCCGCAACAGCACGGACGTTGGTGACACGGTGTATGACCCGTTCTGCGGCAGCGGCACGACGCTGCTGGCTTGCGAGCAGGCAAACCGTAAATGCGTGGCGGTAGAGCTGTCGCCGCGGTACTGCGATGTAATTTTACGCCGATGGGAGACGCTGACCGGCCGCAAGGCCGAGCGGCTTCGGAATTTGAGAGAGTGAGGTGAGAGATATGCCAGCAAGCAAGCCAATTCCGCGGGAGGCGGACGGCACGGTGGACATCAAGCAGGCGCGACGGCGCATGGCAGGACACCGGACAAACGCCGAGATCGAGGCAAAAGCCAAAAGCGAGGTGCGGGCCAAGGAGCCGAAACGCATTCAGGTGCCCAAGTATCTGCCGCAGGTGATGGAGGCAGAATACCGGCTGACCGCGAAAAAGCTGGTTGCCCTGCATATCTTTTCCGATCTTGACTATGACATGCTGGCGCGGTATTTTATCGCTCGCGCCGCCTGGCAGAACGCCCAGAACTGGGCGAACCGTGCGATCATGCAGGGTGACTCCAAGGATGCGGGCAGCTGGACCAAGACGGCGAACGTTTACTTCGGCCAGTGCCAGAGCTGCGCATCTCAGCTCGGTCTGAGCGTGTCGGCGCGGTGCAGGCTCGTGATGCCCGAGCCGCCGAAGGATGAGGCCGACGAGGACCCGCTCAGCAAAATGCTGCGCGAGCGGGCAGAGCGCCGGAAGGCGTGAGACATACGTCCGAGGTTGTGACGGGCAGTGTAATGCCTGCTCGAGCTTCGACCTTTGGCGGTAGGTGAGTTTTGTGATATTTCCTCGCCTGTCCGTCAGAGCCTCGGACAGCTTCCTGCGCTGCGGCGGACGGTGGTCAGCCATTACGCCGTCCCCCACATCAAAGTGGCAAGGATACAAGCGGGTGCACCCGGAATGCAGACGAGTGGGTGCGTCCGCCGGAGCGCAGGAGGAGCAAACAATGCAAGATCGAACAATCTGTCCGGCTATGTGCCCGATGCTCAACGTCCAGGGCTTTTGCGAGAGCGCATGGAGACGGGCCGGACAGATGCGGGAGTGCCCGCATAAGAAAATGCGCAAGGCGGTGTCCAACTTGAACACCGCACACAAAAAGTAAAATCCGGTGCTGTGACGGGCGACCCACCCGAAACACCTTACCTAATTCTTTTGGCGGCGGCGAGGGTTTGTCCTCTTGTACCTCGCCCGTCCGTCAGAGCACCGGATGGTGCAAATTATGGAGGTTTTGACAATGACAATCAACAAAGCAACGAGGTCTGTGGATTTATTCAACACAATTCGCGGTGCTGCCGTCGCAATGATGGCGCAGACGCCGGAAAGTCCCGACTTGCAGGAACGTCTACGTAAGCTGCAGACGACGCTTGCTGAATATCTCGGCTCGGCGGCGAGCGAGGGCATTCTCGTGGAACCGGACCCGATTGCGACCGAGGACGACTGCACCTATGGTGGCGGTGAGATGCCGCGTCTGACCCGCGCCGAGGTGCTGCACCGTGCCGAGCAGTGTGTCTGCGGCCAGCGTGAGCAGGACTACGGCACGCCGGAGGATAATTTTGAGACGATTGCGGGATTTTGGGAAATATACCTCAGTCGCGCGTGCGTGGATGAGGCGGGATGTGTGTATATCGACGCAACCGATGTCGCCATGATGATGGCGCTGCTCAAGATTGCGCGTATTGCAGGCGGTTCGGGCACGCGAGACAGCTTTATCGACCTTGCAGGCTATGCGGCGTGCGGCGGAGAGTGCGCCGATGTATGACCGCGAAGAGTATGAGTGGTTCAAGACGCACTGCATCTGCGTCCGCTGCCGCAAGGCTAAGGCACGCAGCGGCCGCACGACCTGCGCCGCGTGTGCGGCTCAAAACACGGAGCGCACCTTGCGGTATTTTAACGAGCTGACCGCCGAGAAGCGCAAGGAATACTCCAAGCGAGCCACCGAAAAGCAGCGCGAGCGGCGTGACGCTCGATACGCTGCCGGCCTGTGCGTTATCTGTGGCAAGCGACCGCCGAGAGACAACCGCCGGACCTGTGCGCTGTGCAGCAGCAAGCGAACAGGCGCACGGCAGCGCAAAGCAGAAATTGAGGAGGAGACGGAAACATGACAGCAAACGATGTAAATGTTGTGATTGACAATATCGCCAGCAAGCTGGGACTTGCTGCGAGCGGTATGGCAGACTTCGTGCCGGAGCTGGCGCGTTACGCTATCGCTCAGGATATCATCGCTGCGGTGATTTCGGCGGTTGTGTTGCTGGTAGCCGTTCTGGCGGTGCGATGGAGTATCAAAAATCCGCCTAAAGATAGCCTTGATTGGGAGTCGCCATCGCCATTTGCGCGCTGGTTTGGTACGATTGGCGGCATTATTGCGCTGATCGTGTTTATGGTCTGCGTGTCGGATTTAGCCGGATGGCTTGCATCTCCGGCGGCGGCAGCGGTCAAATCCGTACTGTCTGCTATGGGAACATAACAACAGCACTCCGGTGCTGTGACGGGCGGCAGCAGCTGCCCGAGAAACAACCTCCAAAATAATTTTGCGCAGGGCACGGCGGTAACGGAACGCCGCCGCGTCCGTCAGAGCACCGGAAATCAATTTAACAGAGCCGACGCGGGAAAGCGGTAGAGAGCCAGAGCCTGAGAGCCAGAGCCAACGAGCAATTTGTCTCGTCGGCTCTTAATTTTTGCTCGGAAAGGGGTGAGAGAGATGGCAAAGAAAGAAAAACGCATCGACTACATCAGCAAAGCGGAGGATATCCGCCTGATTGCGAGCGGTGTGAACGCGGAGCACCGCACCATGACCTGGCGCGAGGCGACCGAATATTGGGAGCGCGACAACGGCACCGACGATTACGGCCGTGCGGCGCTGATGGCGTACCTCGGCATTGCGACGGCAGGCGAGTGTGCACTGCTGGATAATCTGGTTGACGCGCCGGAGGATGACGCACCGGAAGGCGAGGAGGAAACCACGGAATGAAGAAGATTATAAAAATCCTGCTGCCGGATGTGCTGCTGCTGGCCGGAGCGGTAACCATCGTGGTGGCACTGCATGGGATGTGGCCGCCGCTGGCGTACCTCGCGTGCGGTGTGTTTGCCGTGCTGCTGGCGCTGATCCTGTCGTTTTAAGGCGGTGACGGCATGATCGTAGATAAGATTTTACACCGCATCCGTGGTCAGACCACGCTGACGCTGGACGACCCGACCGGATGGGGTACGGGCGGCAGCACCCTGTTCGGCGGCAAAGAAATGCAGGCCATGAAACTGCCTGCCGTCAACGCCTGTATCGAGATTATCTCGGACAGCGTGGCGAAAATGCCGATCTACCTGATGGACGGCGAGACTCGCGAGCGGGTGTCCGACCATCCGGCGGTGCGGCTGCTGACCGGCAGACCGACCGAGGCCCTGACCGCCTTTGACTATCACAAGCTGATGGAGAGCCGCCGTATTGCGTACGGCAACGCTTACGCGCTCATCCTGCGTGACAAGTGGGGACAGCCGGTGGAGCTGCTGCCGATCGCGCCGGGCTACATGCTGCCGATCCTCGACACCAACGCCAAGCTATGGTATGTCGGCATCAACCCCAAGACTAATGAGTACCGCAAGTTCTGGCCGACCGATGTGCTGCATTACAAGGCATTCAGCACAGACGGCCTTGAGGGCATCAGCTATCTGCGCCGCGGTGCCGAGACCATTGAGGCGGCGTTGCAGGCGCAGCGGTACGAGAGCAACTACTACCGCAACGGCGGACAGGTGAGCGGCATCCTGACCACCGACACCGACCTCTCGCCGAGGCCGACCACCATCGGCGGCGAGAAAGTGGACATCAAGAGCAAAATCCGTGCTGAATGGGAAAGTATCCACTCCGGAGCGGACAATGCTTACCGCATTGCGGTACTGGATAACGGCCTCAAGTACACGCCACTCACCGCAACCAACCGTGACGCGCAGTTTATCGAGAGCAAGGCTGCCAGCGTCGAGGACATTGCCCGGCTGTTTAACATCCCGTTTTACAAGCTGGGCGCGGGCAAGGAGAGCTACGCGGCCAACACGCAGGCGGCGATCGAGTACATCCAGCGCACGCTGTCGCCAATCGTCAGCGAGCACGAGCAGGAGGACACGCACAAGCTGCTGCTTGAGAGCGAGTGCAGCCGCGGCCTGCAGCTGCGCCGCAACATGATGGGCGAGCTGCGCGGAGACTGGACGGCTCGGGCTGCATGGTACAAGTCCATGCGCGAGATCGGCGCGTACAGCGTGGACGATATCCGCGCACTCGAGGACCTGCCGGACGTGCCCGGCGGCGATGACCGTCTGGCAAGCCTGAACTACGTTCCGCTGGAGGACTGGCGGGACCTGAGCCGCCGCCGCAACGGAGCGGACGGCGAGGAACAGAAAGGAGTGACTCCATAATGGCAATCACAATGCCTAAAATCGACATTACGTTTGAGCAGCGTGCTGTGAGCCTGATCGGCCGCAGTGAGCGCGGTGTCGCAATCCTGATCGTGAGAGACGACACCAATAAGACATTTACGCACAAGCAGTACAGCGACCTGTCCGCCGCGCAGGCGGACGAGAGCCTGTATACCGCAGACAACTACGCTGCTATCTGCGACATGCTGGGCTTTGCACCGTATCAGGCGCATGTGTTCCGCTGTGACGCGGACGGCGCTCTGGCGGATACGCTCGCCGAGATCGGCAAGCGCGTCAAGACCGGCTGGCTGACCATTGCCGGTCAGAATGCCGCTGACGGTCTGGCGCTGTCTGCGTGGGTCAAGACGCAGGATAACACCAAGCATAAGACCTATAAGGCGGTCTGCCATAACCTGACCACTGCGCCGGACGATATGCACGTTGTCAATTTTGTCAACGAGTCGGTTACTTACACGGATGACCGCGGCAAGAAAGACGGCGTGACCTATCTGCCGAGCCTGCTCGGTATCTTCGCGGTGTGCAACGTCACCCGCGGCAGTACCAACTACCTGTGCAGCAACCTCAGCGAGGTGCAGGAAGTTGCGGACAACGACGCGGCGCTCGGCAGCGGCAAGTTTATCCTTGTCAACGACGAGGACGGCAATGTGCGCGTGGCGCAGGGCATTAACTCGATGACCACGACCAACGGCCAGACCCAGACCGAGGACATGCAGTTTATCGAGACCGTCGAGGCAATGGACATGATGCGCGACGACATTACGTCCGTATTCCGCGAGACCTACCTCGGCAACTACCGCAACAGCCGCGACAATCAGATGATGCTGGTGGCCTCGCTCAACAGCAGCTATTTCCGGCAGCTGATGCAGCAGAGCATCCTTGACCCGGACTATGCCAATGCGGCCCGCATCGACACGGACGCGCAGCGTGCCGCGTGGGTGGCATCCGGCAAGAGCGAGGCTGCCGACTGGGACGATGATACCGTCAAGGCCAACCCGTTCAAGCGCACCGTGTATCTGACCGCTGACGTTAAGATTCTCAACAGTATGACCGACCTGATTTTCCCGATCACCATGGCGTGACCGTATAACCTACAACAACAATTAAGGAGGAAAGAACTATGAAGAAGAAACTGCTTGACCTGCTCGCGAAGAAGCGCGGCATTGTAGACCGCATGAGACAGGCGGATGCGGCAGGCGACCAGACCGCATTTGATGCCGCTCTGGCAGAGAACACCGCCGTTGACGCGGAGATTGCCCGCGTAAAGGCAATCATGGAAGCCGAGGAGAATGTACCGGCAGAGCCGGAAGGCGTACCGACCAGCGGCACCGATCCTCCGGCGGCAGAGCCGGTCAACAGCCGCGAGTGCGTGCATGCCTTTGCGGAGTGCATCCGCGCCCAGGCACGCGGCCAGCGTGCAGCCTTTGAGTCCAACGCAGACGTTCTGCGCCGTGCCATGGCAGCCGAAAACGCCGGTGCCATGACCGAGGGTGTCGAGGCAGACGGCGGCCTGCTGGTGCCGCAGGACATCCAGACCCGCATTAACGAGCTGCGCCGCTCTCTGGTGCCTCTGTCCGACCTGTTTGCGGTCGAGAATGTATCGTTCCTGTCCGGCTCGCGTGTGGTAGATACCGCGCCGAACAAGGGCTTTACCAAGATTGACGAGATGGATGAGATTCCGCAGGATGACAAGCCGGCGTTCCGCAAGATCGCCTACAAGGTCGAGGACTATGCGCTGATCCTTCCGGTCTCCAACGACCTGCTGCGCGACACCGACGAGGCTCTGCTCGCGTACATCTCGCGCTGGCTGGCGAAGAAGCAGGTCATCACCGAAAATAACCTGCTGGTTGCAAAGCTCGCCGCGCTCGACACCGGTGCCGCAGCCGCGACCGAGACGGACGTTGTAAAGGTGCTGAAGACTGCGCTTAACAAGACGCTCGACCCGGCGATCTCCGCGACGGCACACTTTGTGACCAATCAGGACGGCTTTAACGCCCTCGACCAGCTGGTGGACGGCAATAATCGCCCGCTGCTGCAGCCTGATCCGACCGGCTCGACCGGCAAGCTGCTGTTTGGCCGCGGCATTACCGTTGTATCTAACGGCATCCTCAAGACCGCGACCAGCAAAGCGCCGATCTACTGCGGTGATTTCACCCAGTACGCGACCCTGTTCCGCCGTCAGCCGCTCGAGATCGCATCGACCGACATCGGCGGCAACGCATGGAAGACCAACAGCACCGAGGTCCGCGCGATTACCCGTCTGGACGCACAGGTGTTTGACTCTGAGGCCGCTGCTGCGGTATCTCTGACCATTGCGTAAGGACTGACACAAGGGCGGCGCTGCTGCCGCCCTTCCCATTTTTAGAGAGGAGGGCACAGGATGCCTGAATTTAACCCCAATCGCATTATGCACGGCAACGGCGGTCATGCGTGGTTTAACGGCAAAAAGCTGACCACGCTGCAGTCGGTTGAGGCCAAGGTTGCCGGTGATTTTGAGGATATCAACGTGTGCGGTGATCCGGCTACTTACCGTGTATATAACGGCTACTCGGGCGAGGGCACGCTGACCACGCTCAAGATCGACAGTGATGTGCTGAGCCTGATTGCTGCGGCGTATAAGTCCGGCGAGATGCCGACCATCACCATCATCACCAGCCAGACCATGCCTGGCACAAACCGCGCGGAGCGCGTAGCGTACAGCGACATTACGATTGACGAGTTCACGCTCGCAAAGTTTGAAAAGAAGTCCAAGACCGAGGAAGAGATTCCCTTTAAATTCGGTAACTTCGAGGTTCTCGAAACCCTGTAAGGAGGTGCGGCATGAGATTCAACTTAAACGGTCACATCGTGGCCGACAGTGACGCGCCTATCCTGCGTTGGTGGGGTATCCCGGCGGCCTGTCCGGCGGATATCCGCGGCGCGCTCGCCGAAAACCCGGAGGGTGAGGAATTTGTTCTGGAGATCAACTCCGGCGGCGGCTCGGTCTTTGCGGGTTTTGAGATGTACAGCTTGCTGCGCAATGCGTCCCGTCAGGGTGTACATACCCGCGCCGAGGTGCAGAGCCTTGCCGGTTCTGCCGCGTCTGTCGTGATGGCAGGTGCGGACACGGCGGCCTGCTCGCCGGTCGGTCAGGTGATGATCCACCTGCCGAGCACGGTCACCGAGGGCAATCAGGGCGTGCACCGCGAGAGCGTGCAGATGCTCGAGAGCATCACCGAGAGCATTATCGCGGCGTATGAGAGCAAGGTTGGCGGCAAGACCAGTCACGACGCGCTGCGCCGCATGATGGACCGCGAGACCTTTCTCAGCGCCCGTGCGGCGCTTGACGCCGGTCTGATCGACGAGATCATCGGCGAGGAGCAGCCGGGCGAGCCGCTCAATCTGAACAACATTTACAACGCTTGCGGAGCTGTCCCCGATATGGACAAGCTGCGTGCGGCGTACATCGCTGCACAGAGCCAGAGCCAAGAGCCAGAGCCGCAGCCGCCGGTGTCCAATTTGAACACCGCCCGCAAGCGTGCCATCGCCATTGCTGAGGCAGAACTCCGGGCGGTGGTCGTATGATTACCGCCGAGCGGCTGACCGCAATCAAACAATACTGCCGCATTGACTACGATGAGGACGATGCGCAGCTGACCGGCTTTGCGGAGATGAGCGACAGCTATCTCGCGCAGTGCGGTATCACTCGTGACGGCCACGAGGCGATGTATGACCTCATTGTGCAGGCAATGGTGCTGACCCAGTACGAGGGCAAGTGTGCAGACAATGCAGCCGCAGCCCTGGCTACGGTTCCGCCGCTCGTGCGGCAGATGGTAAACCAGCTCAAACTCGTTTGTGCGTTTGGAGGTGCGGGCGATGGCAACACAGGTGCGTGATCTGCGCGATCGTGCCGAGGTATGGCTTGCCACGCCGACGGAGCAGCCAAACGGTGAGACGGACTACTGCTACACCAAGGTCAAAACGATCTGGGCGGCCGTCAACCCGACAAGCGGGCGCACGGAGACGCTGACCGGTGACGCTGAGCGTGCCGAGATCACGCACCGCGTGGTCTGCCGGAGCGCCAGCCTGCCGGAGCTGTGCCTCGAGATGTACTTTATTATCCGCGGTCAGCGGCTCGATGTGTCGTACTGGCTGCCAATCTATAACCGCCGCGGCTGGGTGGAGATTTACTGCACACTGCGGCAGGGAGAGGTGACACGCGATGGCTCATGATGGTTTTGATTGCTCCGAGCTGATGGCCTTTGCGGAGGAACTGGGCGCACAGCCCAAGGAGCTGGAGAAGGCGCAGAAAAAGCTGCTCCGAGATCAGGGCAGCAAGCTGCGCCGCAAGACAGCTCAGCAGGCGCGTGCAACGGTCAACCGCACAGCGGTGCACCGCAAAGAGTATGACCGCGCCGCCGGTCAGTACCACAAGAGCATCAAGCGCGGCAAGGTGTATACCAAGGACGGCCAGATGCGTATACGCGTGTATTCGGGTGACCCGATCGGCCATCTGGTCGAGCAGGGATGGACGCCCAAAGCGCGTGACGGTTCTCGCGGCAAGAAGCAGCTGGGCCGCGAGGTGTTTGACAAGACCGCGCAGGACTTTGATGAGCAGTTTCAGCAGGCTGCCGAGGACGCTCTGGACGAGGTGATTAACAAGCTATGATCCATTGGAAAGAGATAGATGACGCACTCGGTGCGGTAGTAAGCGCGGCTCTGGGGGCTGCCGACCTGCCTGCCGGGCGTATCCGTGACGATGTTAAGGCTCCGCTGGTGCGGCGCAGTTACCGCATTGACGTTGGCCAGACCGACGGCATGGGCACGGATGATTACGCCGAGACCGGCTGCGACATCGAGATTTATTTTTATCCCGCCGACGGCACACGCCCGCGCGACGAGCTGAACACGGCCGCTGACGCGATCCGCGCGGCTCTGCGGGAAGGCGTGACCGTGCAGGGCGTGGTACTCATCCCGGAGGACGACATCACCTGCGACGCAGACGGCGAGACGCTGGCAGTCATGCTGCGGCTCGTCTGGATCGAGACCGCCGAGGAGACCGGCGAATTTATGGAGGATATGGTATATGGATAAAAAGTTACTGGATGCGCTGGCGGCGAAGGCCGAGCAGCGCAAGGCTGACAAGGCCAAGGTCATTCAGTTTAAGGTCGGCGGTCAGCTGCTTGATTTTGTAAAGATCGGGCACACTGCCCAGCTGGACGCTTATGAGGCTTTTCTGGCGGCACGCGACCAGCCGGCGCAGATGCTGAACATCGGCGCACAGCTGATCTACGACTGCTGTCCGGCATTGCAGGACCCGGAGCTGCACACTGCGCTCGGCGTGACCGACCCGTATGATGTGATCTGGGTGCTGATGGATGTCCGCGAGGTCAATGCGCTCGCGGCATCCCTGTTTGCCTGGCTCGGCCTGATTGCCGGTGATGAGGATGAGGACCCGGCAAAAAACTGATTGAGCGCGACCCGGTGCTCGACCTTGCGGCGTTTTATGCGGTACGAGGCATCACGCCGGAGCAAATCCGGCAGATGAGCTACGCCGACCGTGCCGTGCTGCGAGTCGGGCGGGCGCGCTGGTACGAGGATATGATAAACCTGATCGCGGCAGGCATCTACCGCGCATACACACCGGAGGAGGGACGGAATAGTGGCTAAAAATAAGGTTATCAACACCGTCCTGACGGTGCAGGATAAGCTGTCAGGCGGATTGGTTGAAGCCGCAAAAAATGCTAAAAAGTCAGGCAAAGCTATCGACGGCAGTATGCTCTCCGCTACGCGCAGTGTGGTAGCATTTAAAAATAAGTCAGTTAAAGCGCTGACGGATACCGCTAAAAAAGGCTTTAACGGGCTTGTAAGCATCGCAAAAACGTCAGCACTGGCAATCACTGCGAGCATTACGGGTATTGCTGTTGGCTTTGCTGCATTGGATGGTGTGACAGAAGAGTACCGCATTGCACAAGGCAAGCTAAACGCTGGATTCCAGGCAGCAGGCTTTTCTGCGGACGTGGCTCGCAAGAGCTATCGCAACTTCTATGCGATCCTCGGTGACACGGACACCGCGACCGAGGCAAGCCAGCTGCTTGCCAACATGGCAAGGAATGCGGAAGATGTAACGAAATGGACGCGGATCGCCGCAGGCGTGCATGGCACGTTTGGCGATTCGCTGCCAATCGAAGGTCTGGTAGAGTCCGCAAACGAGACCGCACGCACTGGACAGGTGACAGGTGTTTTTGCTGATGCGCTGAACTGGGTCGGCATTCTAGAGGATGATTTTAACGCCAAGCTGGAGAAAACAACCGATGTCAGCAAACGCAATCAGCTGATCATAGATACGCTCTCCAAGACCTATGACAAGGCCGCTGACAGCTTCTATGCGAATAACCAGCAGGTAGTCAATACGCGGCGTAATCATGCGACGCTGGACGAGATGCTCGCCAAGGTGGGCGACACCAGCTCCAAGCTGAAAAATCAGCTGTGGGTGCTGGCGGGCGCCGCCGAGGACGGCTCGATCCGCTCCGGATCGGCATTGGACTGGATTTACAAAAAAGCTGCAGACCTCTCCACTTGGATCAGTGGACTTGATTTATCCAATCTGCAGGCGCAGGTAGATAAGTATGTTGGTGCAGCAGCGCAAAAAATCGGAGAGTGGATTGATAAGGTAAAGGCATGGGTGGAAAATGGCGGCCTTACGGCTCTCACCGATAAACTATCTGACGGCATCCCGAAAGCGGCAGAGTTGGCAAAGGGCGGTATTGACCTGCTGAGCGATGCGCTGGATAAGGCAAAAGATGCCATGCAGTTTTGCAAAGATCATAGCGCGGAATTAAAAACGGTTGTAGGACTGCTTGGCATTGCTTTTGGCATGGTTAAGCTGTCCCAGTTTAATACAGGTCTTACGGACGCAATCAGCAATATTGGCGGTTGCATTCAAACTATCGGTACGATGATCGGCGTTACAGGTGCACAGGCTGCAGCAACAGGTGCAGCAACCACAGCGCAGACTGGACTCAATATTGCGATGAACGCAAACCCTATCGGTGTAATCATTCTGGCTGTTGAGGCCTTGATTGCTGTCTGGCTTTTGTTTGGCGACAAAATTACGGCCACAGCGCAGAAGCTCTGGAAAAAGTTTAAGGATGTCAGCATCAAAATCGGCACTGCCTTTTCCGGTGCGTTTGATAAGGTTAAAAACGCCGCTAAGACGGCTCTGGAATGGGTCGGAGACAAGCTGTCGTGGCTCAACGACAAGATTGAGAGCATCCCCATCCTCGGCAGTCTGTACAAGGGTGCCAAGGGCGTACTGGGAGACGCTATCGAGTGGGTAGACAATGCCACAACGGGCAATCGCTCGGGCACGTCTACGGGTACGACCCAGACCACGACCAACAGCAAAACGACTACAACGGCCGGTCCGGTCAAGACTACAACCTCGACCACTACGACGGTGCCTAAGCCGACACCCAGCAGCCTGCTGAGCCTGCCGGGACTCGGCAAGGCAACCGGCACGCCGTACTGGCGTGGCGGCCTGACCCGTGTCAACGAGCGCGGCGGCGAAATTATGAACCTGCCGAGCGGCACGCAGATCATCCCGCATGATGTGTCTGTCAAGGCGGCAGGCGGTCGGAGCGTGACGGTCAACGTCACCATCCAGGGCAACGTGATCGGCAACCGGGAGTACACTGAACAGGTCGGTGAGTATGTCGGCCGCAAGGTCCTGGCGGCGCTCGGCAACACATAAGGAGGTGCGGTAAGTGTACAAGATTATTTTCAGCGTGAACAACAACGAAGAAGTCTGGGTCATGCCGCACTGTCCGCCGGATTTCCCGATTCCGCAGCCGGAGCAGCACCACGAGACCTACGAGGGCCTGAGCCGAGACTATCGCCGCATCGGCACGCTCGGTCTGCGGCACATGGAGTGGACGGCGCTGCTTCCAGTGCACCGATACTCCTTCATGCCGTCTGAGGCGTCTGCGGATGGTTGGGCGTATGTCGATTTTCTGAGCCGGTGGCGCGACAAGAAGGTGCCGTTCCGGCTGATCGTGCTCGACAGCAAGGGCGCGGCACGGCTTAACATGCCGGTGACGGTAGACAGCTTTGATGTCACCGTGCGCCGCAACGGTGATCTGGAGTACAGCATTGCCGTCACAGAATACAAGTTTATCAAATGAGGAGGTGCGCCGATGGCGGCAGGATATGTCGATGACCACAAGCTGATACTGTACCGCGACGGCGCACAGCCGCGCGACATCACCGCGTTTGCCAGTGATATGACGCTGACGGATGACCTTGACACACTGGCGGCAGAGCTTACGTTTACGACGTTTATCTCGCCGTGGGACAAGTACACGCCCAAGCTGGCGCTTGCACCGGGCGATAAGGTGCGCGTGACCAATCAGGGCAAAACGGTCTTTTCCGGCGTCATTATCACGGTGACGCTGGACGGCGGCGTTACCGCCTATGACCGCGGCTGGTATCTCAACAAGAGCGAGATCGTGCTGCAGGTCAACAACCTTGCCGCCGATCAGGTCATCCGCAAGGCGTGTGCCAAGGCGGGCGTGACAGTCGGCAAGGTGTGCAGCCTGCCGACCAAAATCACGCAGCTGTGGACCGGCTCTACACCGTCCGACATTATCAGCGATGTGCTGGACACCTGCACGTCTGCGACCGGCAAGCAGTACCGCCACCGCGTGGACGACAGCGGTCTGCAGGTCGAGGCGCTGCCGACCGCGCCCATCAAGGCATACCACAAGCCGGCGAAAAATATCGCCGCGTTTGACATCACATGGGCGCTCGGTCAGGTGAGCGGCGAGGACAGCATTGAGGACACCTACAACGCTGTTGTCATTGCCGCCGAGGACGACGGCAAGGCGTACATCGGCGCACAGGCCAGCAACGCGGCATCCGTCAAGCGCTACGGATTTATGCAACATATTGAGACCGTGACCGAGAACCCCGGTACGGCTGTGCTTGGGCAGATGGTCAAAAATCTGCTCAAGAATGCCGACAAGGTAGGGCAGACCCGCTCCATCTCCGAGATTTGGGGCTGTGATGAGGTACAGAGCGGCGTTGTTCTACGTTTTAACTCTCCGGCGTTTGGCATCAAGGGCAACTTCCGCATTACGCGCGTGGAGCATCACTACGGTGGTGCAGGGCACACGATGGCGCTGGAAATCACGGCGATCGAGCAGGTGCGAGCCGCCGCCGAGGGCAAGACTGACGCGGCAGCCATCAAGGCCGCCAGCACGGATAAGGTGCAGGTGTTCGGCTTGCCCGACCTGTCCGGCGGCAGTGACGGCGGCTCGGGCGGCACCATTGTCAAGGCGCTGTTTACCGCCTACTATCCGGCTAACAATGCGCTGGAGGGCGGTTATCTGGATGCACAGGGCAACAGGCTCGACCCAAGCAAGCACACCTGCGCCGCACCGCCGTCTGTGCCGTTTGGCACCAAAATCACGGTGCGCGACACGGGCACAAGCCTCGACGGCATGACCTACACGGTCAACGACAGAGGCGGCGCGATCCAGATCAAGAACGGCGTGTACCACTTTGACCTGCTCATGTCGAGCAACGCCGAGTGCAATCGCTGGGGACGCAAAAACGGCTCCGCGATCATCGGCGGCTCGGGCGGCGGCTCGGGCAGCGCGGTGTCGTTTATCAACACGGCACTGGGCGAGGTTGGATACAAGGAGTCCGGCAAGGACATCAACAAGTATGGCCAGTGGGCCGGTCACAACGGTGTCGCGTGGTGCGTCTACTTTATCTGCTGGTGTGCGTACAAGTCCGGCGCGCCTATCCCGACAAGCTACGGCTACGTTGGCGATATGAGCAGCTATTTCAAGGCTCGCGGCAAGTACAAATCGGCAGGCAGTTACAAGCCCAAGGCGGGCGATCTGATGATTCAGGGCGACCGTCACATCGGCATTGTAATATCTGCCGGAGCATCAAGCTGCGAAACCGTTGAGGGCAATTGCAGCAACTCTGTCAAGCGTGTTACTCGCAGTTACGCGGAGATTTCCGGTTTCTGTACGCCGTGGGGATAACACAAGATATTGTATACTTGTGGATAACACTGTGGAAGATGTGGAAAGGAGTGCGTGCCTATGGCATGGGATACGGCACTGGCGCAGGCCATCAAAGGCACAAGCCGCGCCGAGGCAAACCGCAAGCCGCAGCCGTGGTACAGAGCCGAGGTTGTGCAGGTAACGCCCAAGCTGATCTTTGCGATTGCAGACAAGGAATTTAAGTTTGACAGCAGCACCGGCCTGATTATGACCGCGACCGCCCGCGCAAAAGAGTGGAAGGTCGGCATGCAGGCGGCGGCGCTGCTGCATGGGGCACAGCTGTTGGTTTTGGATAGTCTGTAACGGAGGAGGTGCAGCGGATGTTTGACGAGGAGCAGGCGCAGTTTGTCTGCGATTTTTTGGAGTGCCTGACGTGCTCGAGCGGCGTGCCGCTGCGCCTGATGGATTGGCAGCGCAACATGATAACCGAGTTTTACGGTCAGCTGATCGAGGACGAGGATGACCCGGCAGGCAGCTACCTGCGGCGATACCAGTACCTGTACCTTGAGATTGCAAAGAAGAACGGCAAGTCGGAAATCGCTGCCGGTCTGGGTGTGTATCACCTGTTTGCCGACGGCGAGATTAACGGCGAGGTGTATGTCGTAGCGGCTGACCGCGACAATGCGGGCATCGTCTTTGCAGCGGCCAAGTACATGGTCGAGCAGAGTCCGGCGCTCAAAAAGCGCAGCCGCATCGTGGACAGCACCAAGACCATCTACGACGAGACGAGCGGCAGCAGGCTCAAGGTACTGTCCAGCGAGGCGTACAGCAAGCACGGCTACAAGCCGAGCTGCGTGATCTTTGACGAGCTGCACGCCCAGCCGAGCCGCGACCTGTGGGATGTTATGACGTTTGGTTCCGGTGACGCTCGCCGTCAGCCGGTGTGGATCGTACTGACGACCGCCGGAGATGACCCCGACCGAAAATCCATCGGCTGGGAAGTACACGAGAAGGCGCTCGCTATCTACCGATGGCGGCGCGGCGCGAGGGATGAGAAAGCCTACGATGACCCTCGGTGGCTGCCGATCATCTACGGCCTCGGACTGATCGAGGATGAGGATGAACTCAAAGAGATCAACATCTACGACGAGGACCTGTGGCGGCGGTGCAATCCGTCGCTCGGCAAGACGCTCAAGATGGCTACCATCCGCGCCCAGGCGGCGGACGCCAAGAAGAGCGAGGCCGCTGAGCGGCTGTTTCGGTGGCTCAGGCTTAACCAGTGGATTGCCACGGCGACTGTCGGGTGGATACCGATAACTATCTATGACAAAACGCAGTGGAATCCGCCCGGCTGCAAGGACTGGCGCGAGGCCGTGCAGCTGCTGCGCGGCAAGACCTGTTACGGCGGCGTGGACCTCTCCAAGAGCACCGACCTTACCGCCTTCGTGCTTGTGTTCCCGCCGCAGGAGGGGTTGGACAGGTGGGTGGCTCTGCCTACCGGATGGATGCCGCTTGACGGCATTGATGCACGCGAGCGCGAGGACCATGTGCCGTATCGGGACTGGATACGTGCAGGTTTCCTGCACGGTTGCGAGGGCGATATCATCGACTTTGAGGCTGTGGCTGACGCTGTGGTGCAGGCCGCACAGGATTACGACCTGCGCATGGTCGGCTTTGACCCGTATCTGGGTGCGACCGTGATGCAGAACATCCGCGAGCGGCTTGCCGGTACGGTGGCTGAGGTCGTCGAGATACCGCAGGGTATCCGGTCCATCTCGCCACCGATGAAGGAGCTGGAACGGCTCATCCGAGCGCATGAGATGCTGCATGTGCACAACACGGCAGCACGGCAGTGTTTCCTCAATCTGCGGTGCGTGTCGGATGATAACGAAAATATCAAGCCAACCAAAAAGCGGAGCCGCGGACGCATTGATATCACGGTGGCGTGGATCATCGCGTTTGCGACGGCGATGCTGCAGCCTGCACCGACGCTGGCAGACAGCGTGGCGGCTGCGGATTGGCACATGTGAGTTTAGGAGGTGTCGGCTATGGCCGATGTGTTTCCGGTTATCCCGGAGGAGCTGCCCGCGCAGGTCGCGGAGAGCATTGGGCGCTCTCCGGAGTTTGTGTTCCATGAGGACGGACGCTCGGGCAGTTTTCAGCTGATCGACGGCGCTCTGGTCGAGCGGCAGGGCATTGAGGCGGTCAAGCAGTGGCTTGAGCTGATGTTGCGCCAGAAACCGGGTGCAATCCCGATCTACCGGACGAGTGGCACGACCCAGCCGGGCGTGGAGGCGGTCAGCCTTGACCGGCGCGTGCCGGAGGGCTGGATTTTTGCCGAGATTGAGCGCAACGTGCGAGAGACCGCCGCGTTCTGTCCGGCTATCCGATCACTTGACAGTTTTAAGTTTACGCGCGTGCGGCGCGGCGTGGAGGTACGCTTCACGGTCCGCCTGCACACCGGAGAGAGTGAGAAGGTGACGACGTATGTCAGCGAGTGAGATTTTAGACAAGATGCTGTCCGCAATGCCGGAAAGCTATCAAAAGACCATCGGTTTCCCGACTTATGACCTTTTAGCCGCAGTCAGCCTGCGGATGGAGGGCACGGACGAGACTATCAACGAGGCCAAACAGCAGCTTGACCCCGAAAACCTGCACGACAGCGCGCTGGACCGCTACATCTATCCGCGCTCCGGCCTGGAGCGCAAGGCGGCGACCTTTGCGCACGGCAGCCTGACCGTCACTGGCACAGGCACGGTCGAGCAGGGCACGCTGTTTGAGTCCGGCAGCGGTGTCCAGTATTACGCAACCGAGACCGTAGCCATCGAGGGCGAGGGCACTGTACCGGTCACCTGCACGGTGGACGGTACGGCAGGTAATCTGCCCGCGCACAGCGTGACGCAGATGCCGGTGGCAGTGCAGGGCATTGCCTCGTGTGATAACCCTGAGCCGATTGGCGGTGGTTACGCAGAGGAATCCGACAGCGAGTATTACGCGCGCTATCTGGTCGTTCTGCGCACGCCTGCGACGAGCGGCAACGTGTACCACTATGTGCAGTGGGCGCTTGAGGTGGCCGGTGTCGGTCATGTCAAGGTGTTCCCACGCGTACAGGGGGCGAACACGGTTGACGTGGTAATTGCCGACAACGCCGGACAGCCTGCGTCGCCTGCGTTGGTCAAATCCGTGCAGGACTATATCGACCCGGACAGTGAGGGCGCTGGCCGAGGTCAAGCGCCCATCGGCGCACAGTGCTTTGTTACTGCCGCGACCGGCAAGGCCATCACGGTCAGCTGCACGGTGTCCAAATCGAACACCGTAACCGAGGACATCCTGACATCCGTCATCAAGGAGAGCGTTGCGGCCTATCTGGCGAGCACGGTCTTCACACAGGATTATGTCAGCTATGCGCAGATCGGTGCGGCCATCATGGACACGCCGGGCGTGATTGACTACTCCGGTCTGCGTGTGTCCGGCGGCATTGTCAATATCCCGATCGCAGAGCGCGAGTGTCCGGTACTGGGTGAGGTGACAATTACCTATGGCTGAGTTTGACAACATGTTGCGCAGTCTGCCGGTGGCGTACCGCACGGACAAGTGGGTGTGCGACCTGCTTGCCGCGATCCAGTCGCTCGACGACACGCAGCGAGAGCAGATGTTCGACATTACGCAGCAGCTGTTCCCCGGCAGTATGACGTGGGCGCTTGCCATCGAGGAGCGCGACGCCGGACTGGCATCGACCGGCACGCTTGAGGAGCGCCGCACGGCGCTGATTGCACGGTGGCGCGGCTCGGGCAAGTGCGACGTTGATTTGATTCAGCGCGTGTGCGACAGCTGGAAGAATGGCGAGATTTCCGTCGGCTTTGCCGCGGGCGTGATCATGCTGACGTTTGTCGGCGCGTATGGCATTCCCGTACCGGCCGAGCTTGCCGCATTGCAGGAGGCGGTAGACCGCGTGATCCCGTGCCATCTGGCAAGCAAATATCTCTGGCGCTGGATTCTCGTCCGCGAGATCGAGGGCATGACGCTGGACGAATTGCAGACGCACAAAATTAGCGAATTTGCATTTGAGGAGGTGCAGGCGTGAGCCTGAAAACCAAAATTCTGGGGCTGTTTAAGTACGATCCGGACAAGGACGGCGCGAGCACGTTCAATATCAAGCAGGCGCTCAACGACAACTGGGACAAGCTGGACAACGAAGTTGCAGCGCGTGTAAAGACCACGGAATTGGCTTCCGAGGTCAAGAAGACCGTGAAAGGCGGCAGCTTGACCGCCTCTGATCTGGGCGCGGTATCGACAGCGGATAAGGGCAAGGCTGGCGGCATTGCGGGTCTGGGCGCTGACGGCAAGGTGCCAGCAGCGCAGCTGCCCGAAATGAATTACGAGGGCAAGGGCGCCGTAGATACGCATAACAAGAGTTCAACCGCGCACAAGACGCTGTTCGACAAAAAACTCGACAAGCTGACCGGCAAGAAAGGACAGCTTGCAGGCTTTACGGAGGATAACGTGGTCGGCGCGGTGGACGCACCGGCAGGCGGCGAAAGCGACTCCGGCGTGGGTGAGCTGCAGGACACCGAGATGGAGGTCGGCACGATCACCAACGCAGGGGCAGGCTGGAACACCTACCATTTTAGAGAGGCGTTTGAGGGTGTGCCGCAGGTGACCTGTCAGGCTGAGGACTTTGACGGCGTGGTGCTTGTTAAGGACATCACTGCCGAGGGATTTTTGTACTGCCTGCGTACCTTGCAGACCGGAACTTACTATATCGGTACTGAGACGGGTACCAACCCATCGCACAAAGAGACCACACTGGTCAGCGGCACAACGACCACGGCTGATGCAGTTAAAATCAATTACATTGCCGTAGAGTATGGAGGCGAAAGATAAATGTTAGCAAATCAGAGCGATTTCATGGCGTATGCGTCGGCACTCAAATCAAATTACCGCAAAGGCGTGCATAGGTTGGAGACGATCCTCTCCAATCCGACCCATGCGGCGGAGTTTGCCGCCAACCTCGGTGGTGTGAGTGTCGTACTGGGCGTTCCGGTGAATCTGCCGGACCGCAACAGCGACAAGCTGCTTGAGTTGCTGCTCGGCAGTGATGTGGTAGACGATGCAGTAGAAACGTGGCTGCACCAGTTTTACGAGTTCACCGGTTGGGACGATCTGCTCAGTGATTCCGCCCGCTGCAAGGAGATGGCCAACAACCCGCTGATCTGGCGCGCGGCCGGCGGCAGTAAGCTGGCGGTTGGCAAGTCCATCGCTACGCTGGCGGGCCTGTCCTGCGCGGCGTATAAGGATATTGATGCGGTAGCAGCCTCTCAGGTTGCTATGGCGGCCGTGGCTGCCTCTCAGGTTGCTATGGCGGCCGTGATCGGAAACGCCACTGCACTCAATGCCGTGGTGACCTCTTCGGTTGCTATGGCGGCCGTGGCGGCCTCCAACACTGCTACAAAGGCCATCGCCGCATCTCAGGCCGCTTTGAACGCGATTGCGAGCAGTACAACGGCGCTGGATGCACTTTATGCCAAGAAAAGCCGCCTGACTGGTGCCAGCGCATCTAAATCCGGCAAATTTATTATTCTGGAGATCAGCGCCAACAGTGCATTTGATACATCGAGGTATGGCTATGCTACTCTGTCTGATGGCAGTCAGCCTAATTGGCAGGATTATAAGAGTAAGTACACCTACTTTAAGCAGTTTAAGAAGATCGCCACATACATCAAAAACGATACCGAAGGTGATGACTGGATCGACTATTTTCCGTGCGGTTGATGGCCTGAAACAGCCTGTTCTTTGTTACGCATTATCTTCCTAATGCGTAGCAATCGCTTGAATATGGCCTGATTTATCCGCTGTTTTGGTACAGCTACGCATCTTTGCGCTGCATTTTCTCAGATACACCGCGTAAAAACAGTGTATCTGAGGCATGTGGTACGTCTTAGGAAGATAATGCGTAGTAAATCACGTCCAAAAT